ATATCCTGTGGTGGTTCTTCATCTAGCCAAATAAGGTCTAAACTCTCACCCATAAACTTCTCAGCACCCATTTCATAAGCTTTAAAGGCAACCCTAGACCAACCACCTGTTCTATGTTTTACAAGGACTGATGAGTGTGCATTGGGAACACCAGGTTTCCTTGTTGTTTCTCCAATGAGATGTTTAGGAATAGAACCCTTCCCTTTATCTCTTGGGTTGTCAGGTTGCCCAAATAATTCTCTTTGACAGATATCTCTAGTGGTTTCATTACTCGCACCACACACCCATGCTTTGATGGGTTTATCAAACTTCTTGCCAGTCCACCATTTAGGGTACAATCCTGTTAGATGTGCTGCCATCTCCATAGCTCCCACATAGGACTTACCTACCCTGTTTGCTGCCATGAGCAATCTTTGGTTAGATTCTAATCCTGCCTGATGAAAACTCTTTTGAAACTTATAGGGTTTGTAGTAATTTAATTTATTCTCCTCTCGCCTTTTTTTAAGTGTTGAGAGGATCTCTTGTACTTGTATCGTAGACATAGCTATCCAACTTCATTATTGCCCTTTTTTAAACTCATGTCAATAAGCTAGATTGAATGGTGCAATATTAGATAATACTAATAGACTTAATATTCCCACCATAGTATGGATAGATATATATATACATGCCCTTTGGCTCGTGGGGGTTTTGGCTTTGATCGGCTAGAAAATAAAAGATTAAAGGCCATTAATGGTTATTTTATAGAGTTTTTATTGATTAGTAATAGGTAGATAGTAGTAGCATTGATTAAAGGGCTAGAAAATATATATATGAGAGTGTGAGAGTACAACAACGTTTTTAATTTACAGAATTAGAGGTTAATTGTCTAATGGTAAAGGCTTAATAAATGAT